TCAATCCAAAATTGGTCAGCTAATTCAACTGGGCAAGCAAAATCTGTAAATTCTGCGGGGTCCAACAACGTCATATAAGCAGATTTGGGTCCTGATAAAGGATATCCAACTGATGTTGTAGGTTTCATCTTATCAATAAAACGCTTACCATCTATACCACAAATAGTTTGCATTTTAGTCAAAGGACGAATTTGATCAGCCAATTCAGGATTATTGGTAATCATTTTAATAAGCGGTATTTTATAATCAATTACAGCTTTTTGCAATAAATCTCCTCTCATTCCAATTGATGGACAACTAGAATGTTGAAGAGATGTTTGCCAAGGTTTCCATCTGTGAGGCCCAAATTGTGGACCTCCCCATTGTTGAGGAACACCTGTTACTTCTTCAATAAATGGAGAAATTTTTGTAGGAACTACAGTCGTTTGCATAATACTACGACCTTCAACAGATCCAAAAATCTGCAAATTATTTCCTTTAGGTAAAAAACGAACAGGACTTTTAGAATTAATTTCTTTCCCTTGAAAGAATTTAACACCAAATTGTTCTGTCATAATAGTACCTGAACTTTTAGACAATAAAACACCTTCTATTGATCTAAGTTTGGTTTCTGCAGCATCTAACATGCCGATAGTAAAAGAGGCAGCTCCTCCTCTTTTCCCTTTTCCACCAAGATGAAAACCAATGATTTGTTTATAAATGGAATCACTCACCAGTGTTCCCATACACATACCATCAAAAGTTTCTTCATTTAAAGTATAATTAAATCCTTTAAATGTACCTGCTAAAGTACGCACCAAACCTGGTGTAACAATAGCTTTGAAATCTTGTCTCAAACCAGATTTCGATTTGTAAATCATAGTGGCAGGTACTTTTCGATAATCGCCTACAGCGAAATATTGACTTAAGTCCTTAACACTACATGAATTAGAAATCCATGCAAGATACAAATCAGTATCAGGAATTTTAACAGCAAAACGTTTACTAAGACATGATTTAAAATAAGCTCCATTAGTTTCACCACCTCTTCGGTAAAACTTTGCAACAATTTCGTCTTCAGTCCACATATGAGCTGGAATAATGGCTAAATTAGATTTAGGAAAAAATGCATCAGCATATCGAGTAGATTTGCTATCAGTTAATTCCATATAAAATAAATTAGTAAAAACATTACACTTTAATTCCT